CATTTTCTTTACACCAGGGTCCGTCTGGAAATCTTTCTTTATCTTTATAACAGCTTGGTCCCATTTTTAAAACTTTAGCAACATTAGTTGTAACTTGAGATTGTTGAACTGTATCATCTGTTAAGAACAAACCAGATTTTGTTTTTTCTTTAAGTTTTAATGGAAATAAAATCATTCTCCATCCAGTTGGAGTAGGTACTTTTTCTAATTCTTTTTTCTTTTTTTCTGCTGCTTTTCCATCCCAGACATGTTTTGGAATAATTAATTTAGGTTTAGTCATCTAATTCGAGCTCCGTTTTCTTTAGCAGGTCCGTGAGTTCCTGTTCTTCTTGTTTAAGTGCTGCAAGTTTACCTGTAAGATATTTATAATCTTCCCAACTTTTGCACAGTCCATTAAGTATAGACTGTTCTACTGCCTTTTGTCTATCAATTAATTGTTTTTTATATGCTGTAAAAAAATTTTCTAGCCGCATGCCTTCATTTGTTCTGCCATGGCTTTGGCTCTATTAGGAGTTTGTTTTGCCCATTTTGAGTCTAACATCTCAAAACTAGCCCCTACATAATTTAATTCCGATAAACATTTCCACATATTACGAAACTTAGATACGCCTGTTCGACCTAGCTGAAACACCATTTCTATTAACAATTCCTCAGCTTTTTCATCAATATCTTTACAACCGTGCTCCTCCATTAGTTCTCTGGCACCACGAATAGATTCTTGAAGATCTTTTTGAAGTATGTCCATTAAAAATTTTTCTTCGTATTCGACATTGTCATCCCACCAATCCTCTACACATAAATGTCCTACGCCTACAGTCCTTTTGCCCAACGTATCTAAATAAACTTTGTTTCTATACCCTTCATGTTTTTTTACCGATTCTAACAATCTATCCATGTTCATGTGATTTTTATCCTTCTTTTTATTGATCCACCTTTAAATTTTTTTTCAACACCCTTAATTAATCCTTTATTTTTAGAAGCGTAAAAAACAGATTTAGCATCTTTGCCATAAGTATCTTTCATTGATTTCATTATCTTTCTTCCTTTTTTATTTAGTGGCATTATTTCTTGACCTTACCTCCTCTTTTCAAGCCTCTAGCTTTCAATGCCTTAGTTGCGGCAGCTAAACCACCTTTCTTCATAAAACCCATTTTATTACGTACAGCCTTTGGTAACTTTGGTAGTCCTTTATTTTTCTTTGGTATTGGTTTTAGATTTTTTTTCATAATGAGCTCCTATTTTTTCTTTTTAAACATATTTAATGCAGCTGGACCTGCACGCACCCCCAGTGAAACTGAGCAAGCCAAATATAAAAGATGGCGATAATATTCCGGGAGGCCAGAGAGGATTTCAAAGCCACGTTCTATGTGTGGTTGCATAAAAGGCAAAAATGCACAAATTGCAGGAATCATTAGGGCAAGTAAAACAAATTCGTCTTTCCAGCTGCCTTTCATTTGATCTACGGCAGACTGCTCCCACTTAATTTTGCCATTAGCTATATCTTCGTTTTTCTTTTTTTCTGCTTGTATCTGAGCAATTTTAACTTCGCCTTTCAACTTGCGAGTCTCTACGAAACCCTTAACGGCGTCTGTGGCAACACCAAGTAGGGGTTTCGCTAATAACTGCCACATAAGAATTCTAGATTGCTCCTATAATAATAATTACAATTAAAGCCACAATACCAGCTTTAATCCAGTCCTTCATACTCCAATCAGACCATTCTTTTAAATGATCCCATAGATCTGTTAAAAGTTTCATAGAAACCTCCTTTATTGGTTAAGGTTTTATTACTTTACACCCTTAAAAGCAACTTTTTTAATCTGAGCATTGCTAGTCTGCCCTTTTGGGCCAGCACCTTTATTTTGTTTAACAACAAAAGGTGAATAAACTATTGCTGCATCAGAGGAAACTTTTAAGTTAGGAAAGTGGTTTTTGCTTTTAACTACTTCAACTTTTGTTTTTTTAAAGTTCATAATTACCTCAATGTATTGTTGGTTTAATATCGTTTAATTCTTGTAAAGCATGTTGAATAAATAGTAAAGCATCCTCTTCTGCGTAGCCTTTACCATGAAACAAATCTTTTACTTTTACTATAAAAACTTCAGCCATCACTAAAGCTGCGGTTTTACTTTTCACGTGAAGTTTGCAGAAATCATCTGCTTCTTTTAGAAAAATATCAAAAACATCTTGCATATCATTACTCATATCAACCATCCTTAATGAAATTTGTTGATGGTTTTGATTTTTTCAAGTTCACATTAGCACGCAATTGAGCGATGTCTTCTTGCGATTCTATTCTTGCATTATCTATTTTATCTTTTTGTTGTAGTTTTTGTGCTTCAAAACCTAACTTTTGTTGATCCATTTGTAATCTAGCCTGGTCTCTCATAGCTTGTTGTTGCAACTCTTGTTGTTTTAGTTGAATCACAGGATCTGGTTTACCCTCGCCAGAAAGTTGAGTTTGAAGTTGTTTTACTTCTTGTAAGAACTGTGCTTCTAATACTGCAATTTGTGCATCTTTTAATTTCATTGCCTCACCACCATTCATAGGCATACCCATCGAATCTTCAGCACCTTTAATTTCTTGACCTACAGCTTCAATAGCTTTCAAACTTATGTGTTGCATAATGTGTTTATTTAAATCTATAGAAATTTGAGGCATCAATTGTACGATAGGTGATAAACCAAAAACAATATGAGCTTGTATATGAGCATCATGATTTTGTCCTTCATAAGCCTCTATTTTATCCATATCAATCAATCGTTGGTTTTCTTCTGTTGGACTCATAGGCTCTGGTTTATCTAGTTTCATAATTTTATCTATGTCACTGACACCAAGAGCTTGATACATTCTTTTATATGCTTCTTTAACATTGTGAATTTGAGGTGCGCTTGTAGCTAGTTGCAGCTGAGTCTGTGCAAGCTGAATCCTTTGAGCCATAGAAAATATGTTAGGGTCAGCCACAGGTATAATATCAACACGGTCATCAAAATCAGATTGTTTTATAGATCTATCTGCTCCAACGACTTGATAAGGATACTCCTCTGGAAGATATGTTTTTACTACATCTGCTAATAATTTAAATTCTTTGTTCATTGCATAATACATTCTTTTATGAATGCTACTCATGATTCGTGAACCACGTTCAAGAAGAGCTATTGTTGTACCCACTGGCGCTTGTTGATTAGCATCACCTACTTGCATGTCTGCTATTTGAGCAAATCGTTGTCCTGCTTGTACTACAAATCCAAGTAAGGCAAATAATGTTTGACTAGGTTCTTTGTAAGGCAACGGCATTAATCCATCACGGATGGCGCCACCCGGAGCATCGACATCTCTAAATTCACCAGGTTGTAAAGGACTATCATCATCACGAATTCTAAGTCCTCTAGCTTTAAAACCAGCTGGTAGGTTGGACAACGTACCAGCATCAATTAGTTGACGAAGAGATTGCGTTGCCGTTCTTGTTAAACCGCCGATTAAATGTATTAATCCAAATCCGTAAAACCCAAGTCCCGGTAAAAACTTATAATGAACAAAATATTGTTTTTTCTTTTTAAGATCATCGTCTTCATCATAGTTTCTTCTTATTGACAAAATTTTTCTTGTACCCTCATCAATTGTAACAATGTAAGGAACTTTTATTCTTTTTTCGTCGTCCGTGGACGTTGTTTCAAATTCTTCTAAATCTAGATCTGCATGAATTTCTAAGAGAGTATAATCATAAGAATCACCAGTAGGTTGCACTCCGTCTAGTTGATTTATTTTATCTTTTACATCATTGGAACTATATGTTGCATCTTCTGGTGATGGTGAACTTAAAGCAATGTCTGAATAAAATCCTGACGCTTGCTTTTTTCGAATATCGTTTTCTGATTGTTTTACTACATGTGTGATACGCTCACATGAATCTAAATCACTTGCTGTGTAAGGAACAACAAGATCTTCTGCTGGAATAAACTTAGATACCGCTCTGCCTAAACTTGCATCGTAATAAACTTTTTTAAACGTTGAACCACTAAGCGGAAGATAAAAAAGCATTTGATCGAGCTCTGGTGTATACTCTTCCATCACTGTAGTGATTTGATAATTCATAAATTCTTTTACTCTTTGTGACTGCTCATACTTTTCTTGCGTTTCTTTACCCATGATACGTGTACGAACAGGTCCGTCTGATGGCATCATTTCTTTGTATGCTGTTGCACTAAATTGTGTAACGGCTTCTGCCAATAAAGGATGGTTTACGCTGCTTGCACCTTGAAACGGTTGCGATCGTTCTTCGTATTTAAATCCAAGTAAATCTAAACCTTTTGTATAAGATCTTGACCAGTCATCACGAGACGCTTTATCATTTTCATAATCATCGATTAATTGCGAAGAAATTCTGTTTAATTGATCTTCCTCCATTTTATCAGCAAGGTTGTCATAAAAATCATCCTCCGTGCTCAACGGTTCGTCGGACACGGTAGTTTCTTCAGAAACAATTTCTATATCAATCGGTGTCTCATTTTCGATAGCATCTTCCAATGCTTCGCCGACAACGGCATCAATCTTTTTATCAATATTATTCTCTGCCATAATTTTTTATATCCTATTCATCACAATTGGTCTAGTTATTAGTAATACTCATAAGTTTTAGGTAGTTTTGGTTCATCTTCATAATCATCACGCAGACTTACAAAATTACCTTGTCTGTAACGCATCATAGCTTGTGTCATACTGTCAACCAAATCATCGTTCTCACCATATGGAAAAGCTGCACATTCTTCAATCATTTCTTCAGAAAATTTTTTTCCTTCTGGAGCCCAAACTTGTCCAGATTCAAAAATTGGTGCAACAGAATTAACTCTTGTAAATTTATCGTTTCCCTTTGACGGCGAATAACTGACAACAGGAATTCCAACTTGTCTTAATTCTTGAATTAATGGTTGACCACTTGCTTTTGCTTCAACGATTATTGTCTCTGGTTCCCAATATTTATATTGCTCTAGTGCAATTTTTTTAAGTTCTGGAAAGTCCCAACGCTCCTTAATACAATCTAGTAAAATAATATTATCTCTTGAAAATTCTGTTCTAAAAACACCCCACGTGCTAATCGCACTAAAATCTGCGCTAGTTTTTTTACTAAACGCTGTATCATAACTTTGAATAACATGGCGCAGCTCTGGTATGTCCTCTCTTTTCCAGGTTTTCCACCACTCACGTTTAATTATTGCACCTTCTTCGGAAGTTGGTTTTTGCTGGTACTGTGCCTCCCAAGACATAACAGGTAAGTTCGCTTGAATCTTTTCAAGCTCTTCTTTTTTCCAATACTCTGGCCATATCGGTTTACCACTTGGTAATATTGCTGGAAATTCTATAACTTCCCATTGATCAGCTTTTACTTCTGCTTGTTGACGAATCAATCTACCTGTCAAATCTCTTTCTGACCATCTTGTCATAACTACAACTATCGCACCGCCTGGTTGTAGACGCTGTCTTGGTCCAGAAACATACCAATCAAACGCATTATCAAAACTTGTATCTGTTATGCTTTGTTCTGAATGAGGATCATCAATAATTAGCAAGTCTGCACCACGTCCTGTAATTGCTCCTCCAATACCAGCACCAAAATATTCTCCTCCGTAGTTGGTCTCCCATCTGCCAGATGCTTTTGAGTCTGCACGTAAATGAACGTCTTTAAAAATTTTACGATATTCCTCATCATTCATTAGATTTCTCATTTTTCTACCAAATCTGTAAGACAGTTCTGCTGTATGTGTGGCTTGAATTATTTTCGTTTTAGGTTTTTGACCCATCAACCAGGCAGGAAACAGGTAAGATGCAAATTCTGATTTGGTATGTCTTGGTGGCATGTTAACAATCAACCTCTTTAACTTTCCAGATGCAATTTCTTCAAACTTTTTTGCCATAATGTTGTGGTGATATCCGTCAATAAACTCTGGCCAAACTTTTTTGACAAAGTGCATAAACTTATTTGCAGCTTTTTCGTTGTCATCGTGCATACCGATGGCCAACATTAGCCTTAATTGTTCATCTGAATACTTTTCGTAAATATTATTATTGGTAGCCATTGGGACTCCTAGACACTTTTACACAAAAAAAGGGGTATACCCTAGAAAAATCGATTCCATATAAAAAATTGATGGCTGAAAATATAAAACTTGATCGACATGCCTTGTGCATGCAACAACCTGGCATTTTCCAGGTATCATAATTGGCGGAAAACGGCCATTTTTTTAAATATTCGTAAGTACCTAGCCATTATTTATAAAAAATGGCTAATTTCTGGCGGTTGGCGGTTCGTCTTCCGTTTTTTGAACGATAATAAAAATTATCGTAAGTAATAATTGGCGGTTTTCCTAGCTTTTTCGCTTCATGTTCCATGAGTCGCCAACAAATAACTAGATATAGTAGGCCAATTGTTGGCGGTTGGCGGTTCGTTTATGCCATTTATTGCCAAATTCTTTACTTTTCGCCCCTCATACAAATAAATATTATTTCTTCGAGGGTCGTCCGCAAGTTTTGAAACATACACAATAATATAATTCACTTTGTTTTTTTCATTCCATAACTTTAAATTATAGGCGATTTGATGGGGCGTGAGGTTTATTTTATTACGTTTCGCAATCTTAACTTCCATTAAAATAGTATCCATTTTTAACCCAATACATAATAAATCTGGGAAGCCTTGAACAGTTGTGTTTTCTATTCGATGAAAGTTGTAAAAATTTATATTTTTCCTAATTAATTTTATAAAATTTTTTTCTAACAAAATAGTAACACAGAAGCTTTAAAAACAAAAAGTTTAGGGTTACTTTTTTTCTTGCAATAATTCATCATGCTCAATTATTTTTTCTTGGTTCACAATATCAATATTATTTTTTTTAAGTTCGTTTAATCTTTTAATTAGTTCATCCCTTGGCAAGTTTTCAATTGAATTTTCAAGTCGAATTGTTGGGTCATACAATCCGCCTACTTTTCCTCTTAACTGTTCAGCATTGATCGAAGCCGAATAATGTTTATCCTCTTCCGCTTTTCTTCCAAGTTCTTCTAATCGGTTTAAATGTTTATCCATGTTTACAGAATATTTATTTTTTAATTCGTTTTTCATATCTTGAATTGCTTCCGCTACTAATGGATATTTATTAGGGTCTTGCAATTCATAAGCCATTTTTTTGCTTACTGTTTCACTGTAACCGCTTTTTCTTGCTGATTCTGTAGCTGATTGTTTTCCCATTAAAGTATAATGACAAAACTCATAAACAAAACGTAATTGTTTAGGGGTTAGCTTTCTTGATTTTCTTCCGTCAACTATTTGCATTATTAAAACAAATAATAAAAAAACTTTTATTTTTCAATAAAATTTAAATTTTATTACATTACTAGTGTAATAAATGACACTACTCAAAAAATAGTAGTGTATGCCAAAACTTCTTAATATTAAGCCATTTTTTAAGACTTGTTACACTTGTTACACTAGTTTTAATAATTTTTAGTTTATAAAAAATATTTTTGAAAATAAGTGTAATAAGTGTAATAAAATATCATTTGGACGGAAAACACAAAAAAGGATTTGTTAACCATTTAAGGGCTATTCAATGGCTAACGGAAAACGATTATATTGTATTTAATAATTTATCAAGTTTGGGCGATTGCGATATCGTAGCAATGAACACGGACGGCGAAACATTAAAAATTGATATTAAAACAGTAAGTAAAAGAAAGAATAAAAGTATTATTTATAGATCGCCCACGAAAGAACAGAAAAAGAAAAATATCGTCTTATTAATGGTTTATGATGATGGAAAATGCGAATTGATACAACAACCAAATAAAAGGGGTAGAAAACCCCTTTTAAAAGATAAATAGATTATTTTAAATTTCAATTTGTTTATGAATAAATTTAAAACCTAATTGTTTGAGTATATTTATTCTTTCTTTTGAAAAAGTTTTTTCGCCCCATAATTCGGCCACTAATTTCGATTTTTCGCAACTAGGATAAATATAATTTTTTCCATAATGTTTATCGGTTTTAACGATTAACGTATTTTCTTGATTATTCATTTTATTTTTTTCCTTTCTATTAAGTAAACGAAATAAATTAATTTTTATTTCATTTAAATTTATGCGACGGCAGCTGTAGGATAAGACTCTAAAACAAATCCGCTAAAGTCTTTTTTCGCTTCCCCTTTCGCCTTTAATCCAACAATGCAATTTTTTGGATCTAAAAAACGCAAGTCTGTTTCATCGCCGTTTATAACTTTAAAACCATCGTAAAACGTGGGCAACGTATCACGGAAAACGGCCGAAATATTTCCGCCCATTTTTAAAATATTAAATGCTTCTTTTCGGTTATCCTCATTTAATGAATAAGTAATATGATAATTAGAAGCAAATCGCCCATTCACATAGTTTAAAGCCCTTTTATAAATTTTCGTATAATCATAAAATTTAATTTTTGGAAATAATTCAAACAATTTAAAATTTTCCCATGAAATATCCGAAGTACCATTTAATCTTATACATGGCTTAAACTTTTCTTTTTTACATCTTATTTCAAATTTTTTAATTTCTTGAATAAGTTTATTTAAAAAAGTTTTTCGATCTTGCATGAACCATCTTGTTTTATTTATTCGCCCAAGCTGAACATTTGAAAATTTACCCATCCCAGCCGAATAAAGGCAAGATTTCGCACAACCAACGGACGCCATAGGGCAAACATTGAAACCGCTTTGTTTATGGGAAGCAAGGTATAAAATTGCTGTTTTATATCCTTTCTTTTGTCCTTTCTTGGTTTTGCTGTTGTTATCGTAATTTAATAAATTACCGCTAGTTTTTTTATAATTAAAAGTTTTCATTTTCTTTCTTCCTTTCTTATTAAAATTTAAATTTCTTTAAATCCGCTTATATGATCCTTTCTATTAATTTGTACGTTTAAAATAAATTCTTTTCCATGTGTTCCGTTAATTAATTGTTTATCATAATCAAAAATATTAAAATATGTTTTCATATGTTCAATAAAATTTTCCCTTTCATCATGCGAAAAAAATATTTTTGTAACCCATTTTTTTTCATTTAATTCTTTTTCTTTTTCTTTTGTTGGCGGATTGTTTAAGTATTCTTCATCGCCTTCACAACCCCAATAATTTGAAGGGCTGAATTCATCAAAAGAAATTTGAAAAGGATAGTTTCGTAAAAACGGCTTAAAGTCGTTTATTTCTTTTTGTCCGAATTGTTCATAATCAATGATACTTTCTTGAATTGAAAAAATTTCTTGATTAATTTTATTGATAGATTTTAAAATTTTTAATTCAATTTTATTATAATAAATATCTCTATCAATTCTGTTGTGTTCTTCTTCTGGTATAGTCATTTTATTTTTTCCTTTCTTTAAATAAATTTTAATAACAACTTTGTTAATAAAAGGGCTGTAAAAGACAGCCCAAAAACGATTATAATAAATATAACAATATAAACTGTTTCCTTTTGTCTATTGTTCATGATCTAACCTCTTCTAATAATTCGGTTAATGTTCCAACTTCATTAAGTTTAATTTCATGAAAAATAATTTTATAAAAATATTTATCTGTAAAAATAGATTTTAATATTTCAAAATTTCTATTTATCTTATTACCCACGTTTACAGTAAAACATTTTTCGCCGTTTTCCCATGTATAAGTATTAAAATCATCATCTGGATGAAAATTAATATTATTTTTTACAAACCATTTTATAAATTTTCTAAAACCTTTTGTTTCGGTTAAATGAAAATTTGCAATTCTATTGATTGTTTTGCGGTTCATCTTTTGCCCTTTCTAATTTTGCTTGTTCATCGATGTAATTATAAACATCATCAATATTATGATCTTTAGTAGATAATATTTTTAAAAGCATATCGCCATTATATATCAAATATTCTTTTTTATTTTTGGTAATCTCTAACCCTCTATAAATCATTTTATAGCCCCCTTTTTATATAATTGACTAGCGCATAAATATGCAAAAGCCTTTGAACATTTTCCGCTACAAAAAAAATAGTCGGTATGTTTATAGCTTTCGCCATCCCAAAGAATATAAGAATAGGTTGAATGAGTATATTCGCCTTTTTCCAATTCTAAACCGCCGTTAATATTTCTGACTTGTTTTGTCTCAAATTGTTTTCTTTCTTTTTGGTTATAACAAATCATATTACCTTTATATGGTTCATCTTTCATATGGTAACTTGTTGAGTCCCTTCTAAAACGACCCCCACAACCAACGCATTTTTTAACTTTTGGTTTTCCGTATCTCATTTTATTTTTATCCTTTCTATTTTAAAAGTTTTAATAAAGTAGTTACTTTTTTAACTTCTTGTTTTTCCCAATCTCTAACCATATCAGTAGTGTTTGGGTTTTCGTTGATGTCCTCAATTATTATATCTAAATTATTTTTTAAATGAGGGGCAACGCTTAAAGTAATTAAAACATAATCAAGACAACTAGAATTAATATTTTCATCTATTATTTTTCCATCTTTTTTTAATGCTTCATATTCATTTTTTTTGTTAACGGCTTTTAATGTATCTTTAACCATTTCAACAAATTCGTTTATCCCTACATCATTAAAAATTAAATTATAATTTTCTTTGTTATAAAAAATTTCATGATTGTGAATTTCACTAATTATATCAATTTCATCTTTTCCAACAAATTCGTTTACAAGTTGTTTTCTTAATTCGTTAAGTTTTTTAATATTCATTTTATTTTTATCCTTTCTAATAAAATATAATATATTCTTATATTATATAATATAAAGGTCAAATACTTATTATATATACAACCCTACAATAAAACGCTCAATTTAAACAATTCCTTTGTTTTTTTAATTTTTTGGCGGTTTTTCAATATTTTTCTAGTGTTCTTGTTTTGTTCTTCAAAATTTTTTAAAAATTTTTTTAATTTAAAAAATGGTTTCGTTAATCCAGGTTTTCGTTTCAATGGGTTAAAATCAGTTTCAAATTTTTTGACTTGGTCTTTTTTACAAAACAAAATGAAATCACTATTTGAAAATTGACTTTCAATGGGTTAAAATCAGTTTCAAATTTTTTGAAAGAGAAAGAATGAAGCTTAGACACTTAGACCTTTTTTCAGGCATCGGCGGATTTAGCTTAGGACTCGAATCAACTGGTGGATTTGAAACAGTTGCTTTTTGTGATATTGAAAAATATTGTTTACAAGTTTTAGAAAAAAGATTTCCCGGCGTTCCCCGGTACACGGACATCAAGGAGTTGAATTATGACAAAATTAAATCAGATGGACTTTTTCCCATCGACATCATTACAGGCGGATACCCTTGCCAACCTTTCTCCGTCGCAGGTAGAAAAAAAGGTGAAGAAGATCCAAGACACCTCTGGCCAGAAATGTTTAGACTTGTCCAAGAACTCAGACCGTCTTGGGTTATTGGAGAAAACGTTAGTGGACACATTAAACTCGGTCTCGACACCGTACTCAAGAACCTGGAGAGTGAAGGTTACTCCGCAAGGACATTTAGTATTTCAGCTTCGAGCGTCGGCGCAAACCACCAAAGAGAAAGAGTCTGGATTATTGCTAACTCCGAACGCAATGGACTCACTACCTCCGAGAAGCGAGGAGGCTTTGAAAAAACAATATCAGAACAACAGAAAAGGGAGAACAACACATTCAACTCTGAGAGAGCAAGTAGTATACCCCTCTCCTCAAAGAATGTGGAGGACACCAGACAACATGGCGGGGGGCTCGAACCTTCCGGGAATACAGAAAGCACTAGACGACGGTCATCTGAAAAGACCAAGTGGTCAACCAATGCAGATCAGACTTCAGGATCAAGTAAAGGAGAAGAGACTTTGGCCGACACCAACAGCGAACGAGGACGCAGCTGGGAGACCAGGCACAAAGATGCAAAAAATGTTGGGCAATCATCCAGAGGTGAGGAAGCCAATAACTGGTGGGACATTGAACCCAACGTGGGTCGAGTGGCTCATGGGGTACCCAAGCGGGTGGACAGACTTAAGTCACTCGGAAACAGCCTGGTACCACACATCCCCTACTACATTGGACTTAGTATACTCAGAACCTATGAAAAAGAATTGGCCGACACCACTTAGTAGAGATTGGAAAGATGGAAGTAAAATACCTCCGTCCGTGAGACAAGGCACGAAAGGTCATTCACTTGCAACAAAAGTTTTAGAAGAAGAGGAAAAGAAAAATGATAAGTGAAATTTTATTAGGGTTAATATTAATTGTTTTAATTTTTATCGCTGTTATGATTTGGGCGATAGGAGAGAAGTTATCTGAAAAATGAAACAATGTAAGAAATGTAAAAAAGAATATCCAGAAGATCAATTTAGATTAGAAAGTTATGGGAGAAGAAATAAATGTCGTTTATGTAGAAACGAAGAAACAAGAATTTTAAGAAACAAAAGATATCAAAAATATCCAGAAAAACACGAGGCTTATAAACTTTATTGTAAACAAAAAAGAAAAGAGAAGTTATTGGTTAAAAAAGACTATGACCGTGAAAGGTATTTAAAACATAGGGACAAAATGCTTAAACAACGGCGAGAAAATTATTGGAATGATCCAGCTGCACACAGAAAAAAAAGAATGATGATGACTTACAAAATTTCAAGTGAAAAATATGATAAGCTTAATAATACTTATTTTTGTGAGTGCTGTGGAAGACACAAAGATGAATTTAAAAAAGGTCTAGCAATTGATCATTGTCATGAGACAAACAAAGTTAGGGGAATGTTATGTTCTAACTGTAATTCTGGCATTGGTTTTTTTAAAGATAATCCAAAATTTATGATGAACGCTATTCATTATATTAATAAACATAAATGAAGTTCTGGCGCACGCCAACTGCTATTGATTCATCGGAGAACGCAGAAAGATATGCAGCTAGAATTCTTATGGGGAAAAACATAAGACAATCAAATCACAAAGTGCAAGAAACATTATCAATCCAGGTATTTAAAGAAATATTAAAAGACAATCCATCAAGAGTGCAAGAACTTTTGAAAGATGAAATGATACACCGACCACGTCTCCCGGAACAAGAACCATTTGTAACCTATCTTCGATCACAAACAAATGCAAAACAATTAAGTGAAGTATCAGGTATCGATTATACAACCGTTGAACATTGGTTTAGATACACAAAATATTTTTCATACCCAAGTAAAGAACACTGGAACATCATTAAAACACATTTTAAAGATCTTAAATATGATGAAGAATTAAATTATGAAGAAGTTAAAGAGTGGAAATAGCCCAGAAAACAGCCATATTTGACACGTTAATAAATATAATGTAGTAAAATATTATATAAAAGAAAGGAAAAAAATGACTGAAGAACAATTATTTTGGAACAGAGTTGGTTGGCTTCGTCACGCAATGATAACCGCTGAAAATTTTGAATTTAGAATTCTGTGGTATTGGAAGCTAGAAGAGCTCATGAGGAAAACACCATGAACCCTTTTAATGATTTTTATAATTGCACAAATTGTTGGAAGAAGTATCATCATGATTTGATGGTATTAACAAGTAATGGAATAAATCATTACTGTATAAAATGTTATAATTTAAAGGAGAATGAAAATGCAAAAAAAGACACACTACAATCAGATGATCACAGCAAAAACAAGAAAGTTGCTTGAAAAGCTTTGTAAAATATCAAAGTTATCTAAACCAATGCAGCTAGAAGTAATCGTAGAACAAGAGCATGCTAAATCTACAAATCGCTCACCTAGTTTACTTTCTAACCATAGACAGTTTGATTAATCAAAAAAGAATTTTGGATCGTTGGACAGAGGCTCTAATATTTTTTTTAGGGCTTCGATACCACTGTCTAAAATAAAGCTCCATTCGTCTTTGGTATATGATTTATTATAAGCATCATTCCAAAATTGAACTGAAACACTTCCGCAGTTCTTACATTCCGTTACCTTTTTTATAGGGCT